CGCGGCTGCTGCTTCCTGGGCGACCGCGTGGGTCTCCAGCTTGTTCACGATCTTGGTGATCGGCGCCATGATCCGCTCGACCGACGGCTCGAGGCCGAACAGCTTGCGGACATATGCGATGATAGCGTCCATATGCGATTTCCTTCCGTTGGGGTTAAACGCGCTGCAAGTCAGCAGTGACTTACTATATAGCGCAAACTAATTGGGCTGCTCGCCCTCTGCAGCTTTTCTCCGCATGGCAAGCACGACATTGGTGTCGTTGGTCTGGCGCAGTTGCTGCGTCTCGCGGGTGCGCATGGTGAGCTCGCCTTCCATTTCCTTGCGCTCATTGGCGCCCAGCTGGACCAGCATGTCCTTGCGATGCCGGAAGCTCTCGACCGCGATCTTGCCGATCGCCTCGATCTGCTTCGCCTCGTTGAGCGCCCGCTTGACGGCAATGACCTTCGGGTGCCGGGCGATCATCTTCTCGATCTGCGGCTCGGTGGTCTTGGTGCCGGCGGCGGCCGCCTCGTCGCGCAGCTTGCGGTCAACCGCGGCTTCGGTGTTCTCCAGGATCAGCTTGACGTCATCGACCTGGCGCGCTGCCTTCGCGGAGCGGATGCCGTAGTCGGTGAGCAGCTGCGCCTGGTCGATGAAGCCGTTCGAGAGATCCACGGGATTGATCGCCACGGCCTGCTTGAGTTCATTGGCGTCGAAATACGCCCGGATCTGCACTTTCCTTGCTTCGCTCATTGTCCAACCTTTTCGCGTTAACTGTCTGAATTATAGCACAAATTGCTTCGGAGCGCTCGCGGTTAGAAGCGTCCGTAGTTCGGATTGTCGTCGTAGAAACCCTTGGGTGGAATCGCTTTTGCAGCCTGGCGATCCTCGTATTCCTGGCGCCGAGCCTCTCGTTTTGCTTCGCGCTCTAGGCGCGCTGCTTTAGCCTGTTTGAGCAATTCCGGCGTTGCGCGAACCGAGGATTTCGCCTCGATCAGGCACCCACCATTGGTGACATAGGCGTTCAACTCCATATCCCAGCCGACGGCTGTCCAGGTCGCGCCTGGATGATGCCAATATCCCCTGACCAGCAGCTTCTCCGTCAGGATGATCTGGTAGGGAAAATCAGTGTCGATCTGAGTTGTCACGGTAGGAGATCCATCACCGACTGGAAGACGTCCTCCATCAGCGACTGCTTGGACGGATCGAAATAGATCTCGCCAGGGTTGAAGCCGAGCACCAGGTTGGCGTCGAGCTCCTTGGAGTAGACCACCTTGCCAGCCGCCTCAGACGCCTTGCCCTTGAAGTCCGGGATGAAGTGCCGGATCGTCTGCGATCCCATCAGCACGATCACCGGCGGCTCGAGCACCTTGATCTCGTCGGCGAGGTATTTCTTGTAGAGGTTGATCTCCTCGATCGTCACCTGCTTGTCAGCCTTCGGCCGCTTGATCAGGCCGGTCCAGTAGCAGTCGAGGCGCGCAAGACCGTGCGTCGACATGGCGTCGATGATGCAGGCGACGCTGCGCCCGAACGACATGACGCCCTGACCTTCCTCCTCGCCCGACGGCGCGTCGGTGATCAGCATGAACTTGGCATCCTTGCCGAAGCTCGGCTTGACCGGCATGCCATCGGCTTCGTCGGCGCCCGGACCGTGATTGTCGCGGTATTCCTGCACGATCGCCCCAATGTCCTCCTTGGTGTGCTTGGACTTGTTCATGTCGCGGTTAACCGGGACGTAGGCGGTGATCAGGCCTGGCAGCAGATCGATCAGATCCTTGATGCGCGAGGGATCCTTGGCCGGCGGCTGACCAGGCTCGATGCGACAGAACGCGCCCACCCGGTTGAGCAGGTCCTGGTGCTTGACGTTGCAGCTCCGCTTCTCGACCCGGGCCAGGAAGTCGGCCAGGTTGACGAAAGGCACCTTGCCACGCGCTTTCAGGATGGCGTCGGTGGTCTTGGTCGACAGGCCCTTGATGCGCTGGAACGGAACGACCAGGCGCACGTCGGTCGCGATCTCGAAACGGCCCGTCGAGATATTGATGTCGGGCATGGAGAGATCGATGCCGAAGCGCTCTGCGTCCTTGATCAGCGCCGGCAGCTTGTCCTCGTCCAGCAGCGTCATGGCGGCTGCGAAGAACTCGACCGGATAGTTGGTCTTGAGCCACATAGCCTGGTAGGAGATCAGCGTGTATTCCACAGAGTGCGACTTGTTGAAGCCGTAGCCGGCGAACCCTTCGATCTTGTCGAACAGGTTGCCTGCCCAGATTTCATCACAGCTGATGGTCTTGACGCAGCCCTCGACGAATTTGCCACGCTCCTTGGCCATTTCAGCAGGCAATTTCTTGCCCATGATCTTGCGCAGCTTGTCGGCGTCGGGCGCGGTGTAGCCGGCGATGGCTCGCGCCACCTGCATAACCTGCTCCTGATAGACCATGACGCCGAAGGTCGGCTGCAGGATCGGCTCCATCAGCGGGTGATCGTATTCGATGTCCTCATTGCCCTGCTTGCGCAGGAAGAACGAGTCCATCATGCCGGACTCCATCGGACCTGGCCGATAGAGCGCGGTGGCGGCCGTAATGTCGTCGAAAGTGACGGTGCCCAGAGCGCCGAGCTCCTTCAACAGGCGACGCATGCCACCGCTTTCGAACTGGAAGATGCCGGTGGTCAGCGCCTTGGTGAAGTTCTCCAGCACCTTCTGGTCATCGAGCGGCATGCGCATGAGATTGACGCGCTTGCCATGGCGCTCGCGGATATAGTCCGTCGCCAGCTTGATCAGGTCGAGCGTCTGCAGGCCCAGAATATCGAGCTTGATCAGACCCTGGTCCTCGACGATGCGCTTGTCCCAGTTGACGACAGCGCCTTCCTTGCGCCGTTCGATGACACCGCGGTCGGTCAGATCGCAGCCGGCGACCACATAACCGGAGGCGTGCTGCGCGAAATTGCGCACAGTGCCCTCGAGGCGCGTCATGATCGGCCAGAGCGCGTCGTATTTGGTGGCGAACTCCTGGATCTCCGGCACGGCCTTGGCGCAGTCGGGCAGGGGCACGTTGGCGCCGTGCGCCTTTGGCACCAGCTTCGAGCAGCGGTAGTCGTTTTCGGAGAGCCCGATCACTCGGCCGACGTCGCGGATAGCCGACGCAGCAGCAAGGCGGCCGAAGTTCGACACGCCTGCAACGCGAGCCTGTCCGTATTTATCCGTGAGATAAGCGATGACCTCGTGTCGACGTGATTTTTGGAAATCGAGGTCGGCGTCGGGCAAGTCGATACGGTCGGGGTTGATGAACCGTTCGAATAGAAGGCCAAAGCGAATTGGATCGCAGTCAGTGATGCCCATAAGATAAGCCACCAGCGAACCGCCGACAGAGCCTCGACCAGGCCCGACAAGAATACCGTTCGTTTTCGCATGGTTCACCACGTCCTGAGTGAGAAGGAAGTAGCCGGAGAATTCCAGCTTCTTGAGGACACCCAGCTCGTAGGCGAGGCGCTGCTTGTAGACGGTCTTGAGCTCGTCGTCGGTCGGCTGATGGCCGAACACCGGCTGCGTGAAGCGCTCTTTCCAGCCTTTCTTGCACTCGGCAACGACCGTGCCGAACTCGTCATCGGCCATCTTCGGCAGCGACACCGGCGCCTTCGACCAGACATAGGTGACGCGATCGGCGAGCCGAGCGGTGTTGGCCAGGCCTTCCATGAACGCGACGCCGGCGCCGGTCGCACCACGCTCGGCCATGCGCTTGGCAGCCTTGACGACCTCCTGCTTGAGGCTGGTGCTGTCGAGAATGTGGAAGTCGTCGTGATAGGGCGTCTTGTGCCAGGGATCGGCGATCTTGTTGCCGTTGGCGATCGCGCCCATGATCTGGGCGGCATCGCTCTCATTGGCGTTGTAGTAGGCGGGGCGCACGACCAGCGGCTTGACGCCGGCGCCGCTGTTCAGCAGCTCCAGGCCCAAGAGGTTGACGCGCGCGAAATAGGGGCTGTCGAGCGGGATCAGCGAGACGTAGATGTTTTCCGCGCCAATGCGACCGATGAACTTGTCGACCTCGGGATGCGTGATGACGCCGTGCGTGTCGCCAAGCGTGAAGGCAAGGTCGTCAGAAGTGAGCTTGTCCCATTCCTTGTAGAGGTCGTCGAAGCCGAGCTTTGCCTCGTAGTAGAAGCGCTCGTCGGTATTGGCGAGCGTGAGCAGCCGGAAGATCGCTTTCATGCCGGCTTCCGACAGAACGTAGGCGGTCGCGTAATAGACCGGCGGCATGTCCTTTTTCTTCTCGCCCTTCTCCTTGGCCGGGCGCCAGGTGGGAT